ATTCATTAAACTTTAACATCAGTAATTACCTCTGGCTTCATGTTAATTTTATTCCTTTTACCCTTTATAACATCAATAGTTTTTTGAGCAATCGATTTTTGTTTTTCTTTCATACGCTCTCTATGAGCAGCAAGAGTTCCTGCTTGTTTTTTATTCATCTTTTGTGTATTTGTCTGAGCATCAAATTTCGCTTGAGCAGCCTTCACATAAGGCTTCATTTCTAGAAATGAGGCCTTCACATAAGGCTTCATTTCTTCGTTCATTTCACTCTCCATATAATTAGCAGCAGTTGAAATATAGTCTTCAGCCAAAGTGATTTTGCTCTGTACCCATTCAGGAAGATTCGTGTTTTCTTTAAGCATATCGTGCATACGCTTTGCATTCGTCATAATGCTGCGAAGCTGAGATTTTGCCATGTCACCTTCGTAGTCATACTCACTCTGATCCGCAGGAGATAAATTATTTGTCATATTTCTTCCCCATTTTTTGTGTTATTTTTTTACGAATTGCATTTCCAATCGCCTTACGTCTTGTGTGTAGATAGACATCTGTCTTATCTAAATCACCATCATTGTCAATATCTTTGTCTTCATGACCAACTGGATCCAATTTTTCATCGAGTTTATTTTTTACAGCAGCTACATTCATTTTTTTCTTTTCTATTGTGTCTTTTATGGTGGTCGGTTTTTCTTTAATTTTGCGAAGTTCATAAGCACCACCCCAGCTCTTTACACGTTCATATCCTGGTGGAACTAAGTGTCCTTCTGGAGGAGCTGGAATTTGACGAGGCGTTGGCATAAATGACTTATTAAGTGATTTATTTGCCTCATCAATCTGCTCGACTTCTTCTTTTTTAAGTCCAGTCTTCATAGCCTTGCGAGCAAGTAAGCGAACATAACGATATCCTGCTGGTTGTTTTCCTTGTGGCATTTTTGGTTTTGTTTTCACTGGACCACCCAATACTGTTTCAGCTTCCTGTTTTGTAACTTCATTAATTACTGGGCCATTTAGTTCTACGCTATCACCATGATATTTCATATCACTCGGATAAACTATTTGATAAAGTTCTTTTGGCTTATATGGCGTTTTTACTTTACCGAATTCTCTAACTTTTTTCATAGCCTTTGCTTTATATCCTTGACGTTTAGCAAGTTTTTCAATGGCTTTTTCAGGATTTTCACTTTTTCTTGCAGTAGCAACATCGCTAAATTTTACTTTACTACGATCGCTATCAAGGTATTTTTTAAGCCTATCGACACCTTTCTGAGTGTCTCCAATTTCATTTATTTGTTCGACTTCTTCTTTTTTCAATACTTCGCGACCAAAACGTGTTGGGCTGTGACCTCTTGCTGGATCAACTTCACCAGCCTTCATTGCCTTTAATCCTAGTTGGCGAACATATTCGTTTTTCTTATCTTTATTTTTCTGTGCAGCCATAAGAGCAACAACTTTACCGAGTGTTCTCTTATCTTTGTCATTGATCATTTTCATTTTAGGTTGGTGAGTCATAGCCATTGATGCATCTGGTTTTGATGCTTCTTCAACAGATTTTTTCTTAAGATTGAGTGATCTTGGTCCAGTCTTTTTTGCTCTCTCGCTTTCATATGGATCAAGAGAAACCTTTGGATTATATCCTGCTTTAATACTTGCTTTTAGATCTTTAATGGTTGATTGTCCAGCGCCAGCCATTACATTGCTTCCACCAGAGCCCATGGCTCCGATTGGAGGACGACCCATATATGCTTTCTGTCTTTCTGCATTTATAGCACGTATAGAACCAGGTTTAATAGCAATCTCTTTTCTTGGTTTAATTTTTACTCTTTTCGCTGCTGCTGCAGATCTACCTTCCATGTCATCAGGCATCTCCATATTATTCTTTTTATACCATGCCTTTTGCGCAGCCTTTGACATTTTGTACAAGAGTGGTGGAACTTTTACGTCTGTCATTTACAATTCCTCAATTTTTATTTTAAGTTCAGTATTCCCGCGCTTTATTCTATGAAAGGTTTTTGCAGGAATAAAAAACCGATCACCTTTATATAACTTTTTAGGAAGTCTTTCATCAAACTGAAACTCCCAACCTTCGCCTTCTAATACTGTAATATATCTTCCGTTTTTGTCGCGGTGCCATGCTAATTCTTCGGTCAACACATCATGTTTAAATGTGCGAATGAGCGACCAAGTATTTAGTCTTTCATCTGTGTATGGTTTATTCATTACCACCAAATTTTGCCCGAATTACTAAAAAATCTCGGCCAACGACAAGCCCAATAAGACGCTGAGGTTTTGTCTTTATTCGTCAAGCAGTGATGACGAGCAACAAAACTACGAGTGGCTGCTGGATCGTTAAATTTCTTTTTCATTCCAGATTGACTAAAGTTAATCTTGCGAACTCCATCACCCACACGAACATAAACAGCACCGCCACCATTTGAACGAAATGGTTTGCCGATTCCCTTACCATCAGTTGGATCTTCTGCTTCGTTTATGAGAACGCAGTTAGGAACCATCGTATCTTCCTTTTTCTTCATTCCTCTTTGAACATATTCTTTCCAGCATTCCTCGAGACCTTCCTCAATCGGATAATCTAAAACGACTGTTTGTCCATCATATTCCGCAATTTTACCGATATCTGAGTTGAGCATGTCTAGTTCAAACTCATCGGCTGGTGTATATTTGCCTTCTTGATATAATTTCTTGGCTTCGCTGATCATTTCAAAAAACAGTTCAGAGCCTGGACGGAATACATTGTCTGTAAAAGAGATTTGATTTTCAATGTGATATTCAATCGCTTCTTTTACGGTGGTCGGTTTTTGTTTAATTTTGCGAAGTTCATAAGCACCACCCCAGCTCTTTACACGTTCATATCCTGGTGGAACTAAGTGTCCTTCTGGAGGAGCTGGAATTTGACGAGGCGTTGGCATAAATGACTTAAGTGGTTTAGCAGTTTCTTTAACATATGCACCAGATGTTACAACAGGAAGACCATCTAAAGCAGCATCGCGAGAACGTGGAGGAACTATCTGCGACTTCTTTTTCTTGCTTGTTGTGTTAAGCGTTGGCGTCGTGTCGACGACTGATTGAAAATTCGTTTCAGTTGTTTTTCCGTTCGATTCATTTGTCGGTTCACATTCTCCGCAGCAGTTTGGTGTTCCGCATTCTGAATGTTCTTTATATTGCGATTCAATAGATTTTTCTGATTTTTTGTCGACCGTTTGGCGGTCGACCGCCATAGGTTTTTTATCAAGATTTTTAGCTGAGAAAACATCTACTAATTCTCCTTGTCCTGGTGTCATAGCGATTGCATATTTTTTGTGTTCATCTGCGCCAACTAGTTGCATTTCAAATAATTCATTTATATCTATTTCTTCGCGAAGATCTTTATCTGCTGTGTGATAAGTCTTTCCTTTGTTAATATAAGAGTTTACACGAGCATGACCCCATTGTTGCGGAGTTGTTCCTGGACGATGCCCTGAATTCCAAGCAGCAACACCGCGACGATAAACTTTCTTTAATGTTGATAAAGAAACACCAGATTTTGCTGCTTTTGCTGATAATGACTTATCTGCCGCACCTTCGTCGATTACTTCTTCAGCAACACGACCTGTTTCTTTTCTCTTTGCCATTATAGCAGTGATATTGCCACTGCGCGGAATATGATGCAACTTTTTAGGTAAAACCTCTGCTTCATCCATCATTTTACGAACAGCGACAGTGTGTTTACTTGGTTTCGTTTTTGCTGTTGCATCGCCAGGAGCTGGCTCGTATGCGCGAGGATCGCTATCAGAGAGTTTTGATGTCTTCTTCCAGTGTGCTTTACGAGCCAATGCTGTTGACTTACTTAATCCAGAAACATACTTCTTTGGTAGTCCTGTTTCTTTATCTTTCATAACTGGCGCAAACTTTTTTTCGGAAAGAACTAATCCGTGTGACACCAAACGCTCTAGTAAATTCTCGATTTGACTACCAAACATAATTTGTTCTAATTCATTAGATTCTCTTAAATTAATTGAATTTTTGAATACAAAACAGTCTAATTCTTCGATTAATTTTTCAGCACGATACCATTTTTCTAGACGCTTGTTTTCTGGTAATGGATCTTCTCTTTCTTCATTACGAATGCGACTGATCTTATTAGATACCGAAACACAAACAATATCAAATGTATAACCCTCAAGAATATTCTTGACGAGTGCAATTTTTTCTGCATCAGCTGCACCATTTATAACAATATTTTGATTAGATTCGATCAACTCAGTTGTTTTTCCATTTAAAACTTGATCTAATTGAACTTCGGACAAATCAAAATGAGAAAAGATGTTCTTGAGAACATAATCTTTTCCGCTGCCAGGACCGCCGAGTAGAAAAATGCCGATTGGGTTTGTTGATTCCATTTGCATACCTTTTTTTAATGCATTGTGTATTTCTGCTCCAAGTTTTTTATCACTATATTTGTCTATAAACTCATCTCGTCTTCCAGCAGCAACTAATGCTCTATGTTTTGAAGCAGATTCACCCTCTGCTCCCTCTGCATCTGGATCGCGAGCTCCTGCTGATACAATATTAACTTTCTTAACTTTCGGAAACTCTTTTTTTCTATATTTATTAAGTAGAGAATCAAACTCATTAACACGATCAGAACCTACGATCATTGTTACATGAGTATGACCTTTTGATTCTAAATGTTTCATTGCATCTATTGCTGTACGCACTTTACTCGAAGAAACAATATTTGCAGTTGGGAAAAGCCGACGCATAAATCCAACTTTCTCATCATGAGTCAATGGATTTTTCTTAGCATCTTGAGAGTGTGATGGAAAAATATAATGACGACCGCCTGTCTTTTCGGCATGCCCCTGAACTGTGCTAATTAATTTGCCATGTCCACCTTCTGTTGGAGCATTAAATCTTCCAAATGTAAATGTTGCTTTGCTCATATTGCGCTTCTCTGCGCTTTTAATTCCATTGATCTTTTTCGATTGGCTTCAGTAAACTTACGAGGAACTAATTTAACTCCACCAGAAACGAATCCCTCTCCTGCTGCTTCTTCATTATCAATATGATGTTTATATCCACCATGTGCTGTTTTAGATAACGCATCAGCGACTGCATATGTGGCTTGTTGAATATGATGGTGTATATCAAAAGTGCGATCGAACTTCTCTAGATTATCATTTACATGATTAACTCTTGCTTTCATTATTTCAGTTTTTTTTGCTTTACCCTTTTCTGATTTCATCTTATCAATTTGTTTTTGATGATATTGTTGAAGAAAACGAACATAACTCTTTGTGTTTGGTTTTTCACCAGAATCAATTGTTGAATTAGCGTAACGATTTAATGTTTCTTCATGACTCTCGTGATGATCATGAGAATGATCTTTAGCGAGTTGTTTTATTCGCACAATATGCTCGAGTGCTTTTCTTTTTACTTCTGGCGATAATTTTCTTTCACTATCAGAAACAAGATGACTCATTACATGAACATCTGAATGATCTCGCAACTCATTAGAACCAATCGGAGTCGTTTTGCCATTCGAATTGATTCTTGAATG